CGTCAGGCGCAAACTGAATTTGGTAGTCAATATCCAAGCCGCGAGTGCCACGGCCCAAGAGTTCTGGGCGGGGCAGCGGCTGACCAGTCGCTTTGTTGATCGTGATCTCTTGGCTGGGCGTCTCGCCGTCGCCTGGTACGGTCACTTGGCCCAACTGACTCAACGAACCAATGCCGTTCTCGGCCAAGCGCAACGCGAAATCCGCAGCCGCAGCTTGAGGCGACGCTGTGTTGCCTGCGTACCACGCCGGGGCCGTGCCCGCTTGTTGTTGCGCCAAGATTTCGCGATAGACGTTCTGCGCGTTTTGCCCCATCACACCGCCGAGCTTGCCCAGCTCTTGCTGATAGTTGGCGTCGCCGGATTTTAGGGCCTGAACGTACTTATCGTAGTCCCAAGAAGGGCCAGAGGCTACTGTTTGTACAGGCGCTGGCGCTGCCGCTGCCGCTGGCGCTGTGGCAGTGTTGGTGTTGTAGTAGTTTGTAATCTCATTGGGGGCAACTCCGTACCGGGCGGCAAGAATCTCAGTTAGACCGGGATTGGCAGCTAATCCACCATTGTTTTTAATTACGTCGATGACTTGTTGGCCGGTCGCGTTTGGGTTATCAGCAAACCACCGATCCACTTGCTCTTGTAATGCGGACATAATCTTTCTCCTTAAACGGGTGCGTCAGGCCACTGGGTGTCCCAAGGAAAGCCTGATTGCGCCGTAATGTCGCGCAGTGCTTGGCGGTAGGTAGCCCATGCAGCTTTGTCCACTGGAGCGTCTGCCACCTGTGTCCAATCGCTGCCCTTGAGTTTATCAGTACGCTGACTGCGAGTCTTTTCGGCTTGCTCTGCGTCCTTGATTGCTTTAGCCTCTTGACCCATGTCGGCCACGCTGTACTTGGTGTACCACTTGCCGTCAATCTGCTCAAGTCCGTCAGCAAAGCCAACTTGGTAGCGAGTTGGCTGGGGTTGTGGGCCTTCAAACACCACATCGCCGCCCAAGTCGTTGATGAGGGTTTCGCTCAGTTGTTGGGGCATTGAGGTGTTGGAGTGCATTGCGCGGAACTCACCCTCGTACATCACTGCGCCTGTTTGTCGGATTCTGATTTGCATAGTTGTTCCTTATGCGATTGCCAAGAAGATGTAAGTTGCGCTGCTCACGTTCACATTCGTTGCAGAGACTTGGTTGACCACAAAGCCTGTGCTATCAGTGTCGATGGTGTCGTTGCTGGTCACTTCAGCTGCTGTTGTGTTGAGAGACAAGTGCGGATCGTTACCGCTGACGATACCTCGCGCTGTGTCCCAGACGTACCAATCACCAGTGTCGTCAGTGCGCTTGATCATCACGAACCTTGCGCCGCCAGTGAAGCCACAGTTGATCGTCTGACTGCTGCCATTGCCTGTGTAGCTGCCGACTTTACTCACACCGGGGCAGGTGGCAAACAGGTAGGCAACGTAAGTACCGCCAGATGAAGACTGGTTTGTACCAACGGTAAACACTGCTGATGTGGGAGATGTATTGGCAAAATACACGGATGTTGTTACTGGCGCTGCTGTCAAATTTAATTGCAAAGCCGCAGTGTTTCCGACAGCAGCGTGATAAACAATCCAGTTACCGTCCGAGCCGCCTGCCCTGTTTTTCAAGATAAACATTTCAGGCACGACACCCAAGTTATGGGCAAGTGCTTGCGTTCCATTTCCCGTATAGCAAACTTCATCAAAGAAGCCGGGGGCGCGCGCCATTGAATAGGTGATGTAAGTTGTTGCGCTATTGTTTAAGCCGGAGTTTGTCAGAGTTACCCCAGTATTACCATACGCACTGAGGAACGGAGACCCATCAGTTTCTGCTGCGGTTGAATTTGAGTTTGAATAAACCAAACCACGCAAACGATCAAAAAACGGATTGTTTGCAAAATACAAATGGTCTCTATTTAAGTTAATAAATAAATCTGTTGGAAACCCCGATGTAACATTGGCCACTGAGTTTGTTCCAGCTCTTGCCACAGGCGTAAACACACTCGTCCCACTTGTCGGCACTTTCATCGGGCCACGGCGTATGGCGATGTAGACGAATGTGGCGTTTGTAGTAGAGCTATAAGTAAATCCAGTAGCAGTTGGGTCAGAAAGCGCCCCGTTGTTTTCCTCTACGCCTGCCGTGTTGGGGTACAAAGCAATATCACCAGAACCTACAGGCCAGCCCCTCATGTTGTCCAATATGAACCATGCTTGAGAAGCATCAACACGCTTGTACATTAAAAATTGAGGCTCATACCCAAGGTTTACCGTGGCATTGCCAGAGCCATCAGTTGTAAACGTCCCACACGAAATCACATTGTCCGTACCCGTCAGGCCAAAGCCACCAGCGTTAGTAGCAAAAACGTAGGCAACGTAGGTAGCGCCGTTGAGGTTTAGGTTTCCCCCCACAGAAAACGCTGTTGTCGTGAAGTTTGGAATAACAGATGGTCGGGTATCACCCCACACGACTGTTGAAAAGGCGGCATCGGTGGTGTTGAGTGTGGCACCAAAATAAATGCCATTGCTGTTTGCCGGGTCCTTGCCTAAAGAGGTGTGCCAAACAAACCAGCTACCGGTGCTGTCGGTTCTTTTTGCAATAACTACGCCGGGGGTACTGCCTAGTGCATGAGTAATTGTTCGATAAGACGATCCGTCTCCCGTATACGTCACAACATCAAAGAACTTCGGCTGCTCGCGGAATGTCCATGAAGTGTACGGGATGGTGTTTTCATTCGCCCAAAATGGCGCATTACCTACGCTAAAACCTGACGCATTAAATGCAGTGACTAAATTTGGAAAATTGGCGTTCCCACCCGTGGCATCAGTTGCAATCCAGTTGGCAATGCCCCTTGCGGAATCCACCAAGGCGTGAGAAGTCGCACCGCCGCTTGTGTTTGTTCGGCTCTTAACCCACACCAACCCGCCCTTACCTGCAAGGTCAACGCCGTTGGTGATGGTTTGAGATGTGCCATTACCCGTGTACAAAAACGTGCTAAACACATCTTCCACAAAGTTGGCATCTCCAGAAACCGATGAAGCATTGCTTGAAAACATCAATACTCCTTAGACGGTGTAGTTCTTGCCAGCGTCTGATCCGTACCAGTTGGTCCCGTCAGCCGTGAACACATACTTGTCCAGCTTGGATGCGGTGGCAGTGATCGTTGGTGCAGTCGCACTGGGCCACTTCACAGCAGAAGGCCAAGTCACTGTGCGTGAGCCTGTACCGTCTTGCTTCAAGAGCATGATGAAACTTCTGCCAGCAGTGGCTGTTGGGAAGGTAAATGTGCAGTTGCCTGTCAGCGTCAGGATTTGGACCGTGCCGTTGGCCAGGTCAATCGTGTAAGTCGTGCCAGTGTTGGCTGTCGCCACTTCCTCGGTGTAACCGTTGGTGAACGTGCCAGCCTCAATCGTCTTGTTTGTTAGAGTCTGTGTGGCAGTCGTACCAGCAACACCTGTCAAAGTATTATCAGCGTAGGCAATCGTCTTGTTTGTTAGAGTCTGTGTGGCAGTCGTACCCGCAACGCCGGTCAGCGTATTGTCAGCGTAGGCAATCGTCTTGTTCGTCAGGGTCTGAGTCGCAGCCGTTCCGACTACGCCAGTCAGCGTATTGTCAGCGTAAGCAATCGTCTTGTTTGTGAGCGTCTGCGTGCCTGTTAAGGTTACATCGCCGCCCGTACCTGTATCCTGCTTCGTAGCGATGGCCGTGGCAATGTTGTTGAACTCGGTGTCAATCTCAGTGCCTTTGACAATCTTCGAGGGGTTGCCCGATGAAAGATTGTCCTTGCTCGCAAAGTTGGTGCTCTTTGTATAGTTGCTCATGATAGCTTCCCGTTCTTGGCTAGAATTTCGATCTTTTGAATAGACAGTTGCGAGCCGTTAATGTCTGATTCATACCCAGTTTGAACGACTTTACCCGCACCGCTTGCAGACACCGTCAGCGTGTTGAGCGCAATGCCATCAGAATACTGAGCAACTGGCGTCGCGTTCGCTCCATATTCAGCGATGCCGTACTCGGACACGCCTTGTGTGGGGATGGTGGCCGTGGCGCTCAAGTAGTTGGTCTTGAAGTCAAAACCCCACTTGAAAATAACAGGCTGGTTTGTCCCGCCGATGACCACAATCGAAATCTTCTTCAAGATTGATGTTCGGTTCACCTCACCCAAGTCGGCGTGGTTGGTGTAGTACTGGAAGCGGTAGCTCGACGTGTAGTCGGCGTAGCCGTTGTAATCCCCGATGTAACCGTTCTTGCCGATGTAGACGCTGCCATTGCGCAGCGCGTAGAGCGCGGTCGGTTGAATTGAGTCCCAAGTCGTTACCCTGGACGAGCCGTCTTGCAGCATGACCTTGGTGTCAAAGCAATAGACTGACTGGGTAATCGGCATGGTCAGAAGGTAGAAGCCTTCTCGCTCGGAATACACCGACTTGATGTTGGCCAGCGTCTGCAAACCAACATCGGTCATCAAGTCGTTACGGACGTTCTTGGACAAGTCGCGCTCTGGGGCAGACTTCTCTTGGATCGTGCGCATCAACGAGCGCACGCCCGAGTTGGACAAGAAGATTACGTCCGAGCTGGTCGTCTGCACACTGTCGCGGGCCAAGCAGCCGATACCGCCCACCGTGTCCGACAGAAACATCGTGGAGGGTGTCGTCGCGCCTTGGTACACCAGAATCTGGCGCTTGCCAAAGATGAACAGGAAGCCGTTGTGCGCAGCCAAGCCCTGCACCTCATCAGCGCCGTTTGGCCACACTCTGGAAGTGTCCAAGGTGCCTGTGGTGCCGCCCGACCAAACGTGGCCTGCAATCAGGTCAGAGAAGGTCACAGTGACCTTATCGGTGCTGGAGCTGGCCACCCACAGGCGACCGTAAGCAGACAGCGCGATGTTGGCGTTTGGCAC